TACTACTATGTGCTGACGTCAAATTCGGTTATAGACCGTAGTATAAGGTCGGCCCTAAACTCCAAAAAGTCGTTCAATGAGCGTAAATTCATCGAAAATTGGGGTGGATTTGGTGGATTCAACTTGGAAAATTGAGTCGGAAAGTGTGAAAAATTTCAAATGTGACGGAAATGACGGAAGTATTTGGACGCCGAAAACCTTGCAAATAAAGGGATGTAGGCCGATTTAAGGCTCCGTCATATTTGCAGAATTATTGAGTTGAAAAAGTTTATATAATTATAGGGGTTATACGACTATTTATGGGTGTAGAGTGTCGTATAATGTGACGTTTTGTAAAAAAGAGTTTTACCTCAAAATTTTCAAATATGACGGAAGCTTATACGACGTCCAAACATGGAAAACGTCCAAATACTTCTAAATGGTATGAAATGACACGAAAAGGAGTGAAATGTGCACAGTGCGGGGGATTATCGCCCTATCAAAGACTTTCCAGGCTATTATGTGAATCCATATGGTGATATACACAGCGAGAGCTCAGGAGGCTCTCTGAGGCATTCTAAGACGCTTCAGGGAGATTCTAAGGTTACCCTCTACAAAGATGGAGAACGCATTACACGGTCCGTCAGGGTCCTTGTAGCGGAAGCATTTGTGGATCCACCATTTTCTGAAGGAGCATACACTCGATATCCTGCTAACAGAGTTATAATCCTGAACAACGACAAAGATGATATTCGAGCAGAGAACTTAGCCTGGCGTCCGGTCTGGTTCGCTCAGAAGTATGTTACTCAGTTCCGACCGGTATATCCAGAGAGCTACTATACAAGATCTGTTATAGATCTGAACGCCAATGTCGTATACGGGTCTATCCTCGAAGCCGGTGTAACCAACGGTCACCTCTTTGCAGACATCTATCATAGTATACTAACTGGTGATACTGTCTTCCCAAGATCAGCACGATATGATTGGGTGTAGTATAAGGGTAGCACATTCTACAGGCACTATAATAGAGAGAGGTGGGGTTATACGACGTAACCCACACCTTCTTTCCTTTTCAAGGAGGATGATATTGGGTGATCGAGAAGCAGAATTCCAACATCGTCTCATGGGACGGATACGTGACTATCTACCCGGTGCCTTTGTTACGAAGAATGATGCACAATTCTTACAAGGTATTCCGGATCTACTGGTTTTGTTTGAGGATCGTTGGGCTGTGCTTGAGGTCAAGCGCTCAGCTGATGATCCATATCAACCGAATCAGGAATACTATTTAGATCTTCTGGGTCGTATGTCATTTTCGGCCACCATATATCCAGAGAATGAAGAGGAGGTGCTTCTTGCTCTTCAACAGGCATTCGGAGTTGCGAGACAAGCACGCCTTTTTGAGCCCCAGTAATTATCATTGGGTAAACTATACCGATGAAAAACTGGAAGCAAGATACACAGCAGCACAGGCCTCTAGGAGAGGAACCGATCTGCACAATCTTGCACATGAGGCCATTCGTCTAGGAGTTAAACTGTCAAAGGCTAACAAAGCTATAGCTACCTATGTGAATGATGGCATCGGTTACAAGATGTCTTGTGAGCAACCATTATATTATTCTGACAACTGTTTTGGTCATGCTGACACAATTGCATTCCGTAGAGCTAAGCTGAGGATTCACGATCTCAAGACTGGTATATCTCCAACAAAGGAGAAGCAGCTCGAGGTCTATGCTGCCATATTCTGTTTAGAGTATGGTATATCTCCTTTCGATATAGAAATCGAATTGAGGATCTATCAAGGTGAAGAAGTAAGAGTCTACGAACCATATGCGGAGACAATTGCAAACATTATGGAAACTATTGTTGATTTTGATAGGCAGATCGAAGACATGCGAAACTCAGATCAGATCTAATTGAGAGGAGGTTCCAATGGAGTTGGATGAAGAAACTTATCTGGCACACTACGGGACTCCTCGTAGATCAGGCCGTTATCCATGGGGTAGTGGTGGTAATGTCTCAGCGAATAGTCAAGACTTTCTAGATCGAATCAAAGAACTTCGATCACAAGGAATGAGTGATACTGAGATCGCTAAGGGTTGGGGTATGTCTACCACAGACTACCGAGCCGCTAAGTCTATAGCTAAGAACGAGATCAAGGCTGCTAATGTGGCTATGTCTCTCAGGCTCAAGGAGAAGGGGTATTCGAACGTTGCCATTGGTGAACGTATGGGTGTTCCCGAGTCTACAGTTAGAACTTGGTTAGCTCCGGGTGCTGCTGCTAAAGCAGACATCATTCAGACTACGGCTAGTCTTCTTCGTAAAGAAGTTGATAAACAAGGTATGATTGATGTTGGAGCAGGAACTGAGAACTATCTTAATGTGAGCCCCGAGCGACTCAAGGTTGCTCTATCTGTTCTTGAACAACAGGGCTACAATGTTCATAGTGGTATAAAGGTTCAGCAGTTGGGCACTGGTAAGGAGACCACACTAAAGGTCCTTACAAAGCCTAACATCTCATGGACTGATGTGGCACAGAACAAAGATCAGATCCGGTTGTTCCAAGAGAAGTTGGATGAGACTGGGAACAGTCAGCTTGGAATTAAGCCCCCCCTCTCTATAAATCCGAATCGTGTTGCAGTAAAGTACGGATCAGAGGGCGGAGCTAAAGCTGATGGTGTGATGTATGTTCGTCCTGGGGTTGAAGACGTATCGTTGGGTAATTCTAGGTATGCACAGGTCAGGGTTAAGGTAGGTGAAACTCACTACCTTAAGGGCATGGCGATGTATAAGGATGATCTTCCTGATGGTATTGACATCATGTTCAATACAAACAAAGAGAGCACGGGTAATAAGTTAGATGCTCTTAAACCATTGAAGGATGATCCTGATAATCCGTTTGGTGCTGTGATTAGGAGTCAGGTTACTAAGCCCGATCCATCAGATCCAACTGGTGCACGTCGTATCAATACTTCTGTAATGAATAAACTTAGTGAAGAAGGTGACTGGACCACATGGTCTAAGACCATTGCATCACAGGTTCTTTCAAAGCAGAGCCCTGTCCTTGCTAAAGAACAACTTGACATGGCATATGAAAGGAAGAAGAACGAGTTCGATGAGATCTCTAGGCTTACCAATCCAACGGTAAAGCGTAAGCTTCTCATGGAACTTGCTGACTCAGCCGATCGTTCATCGTATCAGCTTAAAGCAGCTAACCTTCCTCGTCAAGCATGGCATGTCATACTCCCAGTTGATAGTCTCAAACCTAATGAGATCTATGCACCTAACTATAACAATGGTGAAAAGGTAGCATTGATCAGGTATCCACATGGTGGAACCTTTGAGATTCCTGAACTTGTTGTCAATAATAGGAATAGGTCTGCTAGTAAACTCTTAGGTTCAGCTAGGGATGCTGTTGGTATCCATAGTAGTGTGGCTGAGAGATTGTCTGGTGCAGACTTTGATGGTGATACCGTCTTAGTTATTCCTAATAACAATAGGAAGATCAATCATACCAACGCATTAGAAGGACTCAAGGACTTTGATCCTAAGACGTCCTACCCTAAGTATCCTGGTATGAAGGTTATGTCTGATACGCAGAAGCAGATGGGTATGGTATCCAATCTGATTACAGACATGACACTTCAGAAGGCATCTCGTAGTGAGATAGCTCGAGCTGTCAGACATTCGATGGTAGTCATCGATGCTGAGAAGCATGAGCTTAACTACAAGCAGTCAGAGAAAGACAATGGTATAAAGGAACTTAGAGCTAAGTATCAGTTGAAGCCTGATGGTGGTACTGGTGCTAATACATTGATCTCTAGGGCTAAGGGTCAGGTCAGAGTACCAGACTTCAAAGAGCGTCCTATGAGTGAGGGTGGTCCTATAGATAGAAGGACTGGCGAAAAGGTCTATGTTCCTACAGGCAAGAAGACTAGTTCTGGAGCCCCGGTCAATGTAAAGAAGAAGGCATTAGAGTTAGAGTCTGATGCCCATGTTCTTTCATCGGGTACTAAGATGGAGCGTCTCTATGCAGATCACTCCAATAGACTCAAGGCATTGGCTAACCGGGCTCGTCTTGACTTAATTAATACCCCCCGGTCCAGCTGGTCGACCTCTGCCAAAACAGTTTACTCTAAAGAGATTGATGAATTAGATGCCGCCCTGTCTCTAGCAAAGAGCTCGGCTCCCCTAGAACGTAGGGCTCAGCTCTTAGCCAACTCAAACGTCAAGGCCAAGAAACAAGCTAATCCTAAGATGGATCCTGATATGGAACGTAGGGTTAAGTTCCAAGCTCTTGAGGAAGCTAGAAAGAGAACAGGTGCAGGTAAGACAAGGATCGAGATAACTGATCGTCAATGGGAAGCTATTCAGCATGGTGCTATCAGTGATACTCGATTGAGTGAGATACTTAAGCATGCCAACATGGAAAGAGTTAAGGAACTTGCAACACCTCGCACTAAGAAGCTGATGTCAGCAAGTAAAACTAGACGGGCCCAGTCAATGTTAGCCCTAGGTTATACAAGAGCTGAGGTTGCTGCACAACTTGGTGTGTCTCTTTCTACTCTAGATGAAGCTACAGTAGGTGATGGATCATGATGAGGTCAATGTTAACAACGATTGACAACCCCTACGATCCATTTGAAAACTTCAAGGAGTGGTATGCTTTTGATGAACAAGCCGGGTATCACACTACAGGCTACCTAGCACGACTAACGTTCTCTTCAGAAGAACTTTCAGAAGCTGATCAGCTTCTGGCTACTGAAGAAGCAATTGATGATATTGTAAATGAAAATGTTCTAGGCGTTTACAAAAAAATTACAAAAAATTTTCCAGATGTTTCGACATCTAGAGAATGATTGATGGAGGGGGGAGGGGGGTTCGCAGCTCCTACCCCCCCTC